GTTTATCTGCCGCTGCCCGCTTGCCATCAACATACTACGTGCAAACATCAATGCACCCCCGCATAAAAGCATTCCCAGCGATTGACGAGATTGCAGGTAAAAATGAGGCTTACCATCCCGCCCGCCGGATACTGAGGAAACGGCAAAAGTGCACCAGTCCCGTCAATTGGTAGTCTAACGTTGGCGGAAAACGTAATTGCGCGTATTGCGCCTGCGCTGATAACGTGCAGTGTGACCTCATCGCCATATTGCCTTCCAATAGGCAATATGAATTGGCATGTCGCGTTAATCGTTACGACATGCACACCGCCTAGCGCTGGATCTACTGTGTATGTCGGCGTTCCAGCCGGTTGATTCACAGTCACCTGCTTGTTCATCGCAGTTGTGTCCGTGAACATGCGGGACCAAGACCCCCACACCGCATCATGCCGGCACCGCATCCAGGTACTCCCCTGCGTCCGTGCATATGCATTTGTTGTGAACACCTGAGTGGCAGTCTGGACCATCCGCGTGCCAACTCCAATAGTCGTGACATCCCACGCTTGGAAATTCTCGTCATAGCCCTCCACAGGCCAATCCGCACCCCGACCCGTCGAAGTGGTCATCAGCGCGTAGCCGACGCCCAGATCCCCCATCAGCTTGTCCTTGCCCCAGAACTCTGGAGCCTTCAGCATCACTTCCTGAGCCTGCGGGTGCTGCGCCCCTGTTGCCCCAGTTGGCCCCGACACATGACCAGAGAACGCGCCGCCAGTCTTGGGCATGAGCGTGGCCGCCACAGGCCCAATACCCGGGTTCCAGGCTGTGCCATCCCACCAGAGCCACACGCCTTTGTACGCGGGGTCGGTGCCGATGTAGGTGTACCAGGCGCCAACCTGCAGCGCATTGCCCTGGTTGTCCGTCGTGGGGTTTGAGGTCTTCGAGCCCAGGTACAGCTTCTGCATTGCCGCATAGCTGGCTGCAGCGCCGCTGGCACTGGCCGCTGCATTGTTGGCCGAGGTGAGCGCATTCCCGGCAGCCGTGGTGGCACTGCCTGCCGAGTTGGCCGCATTGTTGGAGTAGGTCAGCGCGTTGCCTGCATGGCCTTGAGCAACCGTCGCATATTCCTGGGCGGCTATGGAGCACGTCCGGCATGCAACAGCGATCTCGCGCATACGCGCGACAGCGGGCGGCACGCTTACGGCGTAGTCGTAAGCCTCCTGATTGAAATTGGCGCTTCCAAGCGCGGGATACTGCGATATGGGCAGCAGGTCTGGGATGTTGACGATGTCGGTCATACGTTGCCTTTGATTTGCAGGTCCACCTGAGCCGAAGTCCAATCGGTTGAGCGCACGGTGCCGGTGACCTTGCCCACGGTGGCCAGGTGCCCGTAACGCGGCAGATCGCTGACCTCAATGGCCACGGCCTTGCCCAGGATCTGGTCCAGCAGCGTCTTGGCTGCAGGCGCCTGCACCGCGTCGATGACGCAGCTCAGATTGATGTTGGTGGCCAGCCGCCCCTGCACCTCGGTGTAGGTGCCGTCCTTGCGGTCATCGACATAGGAGTAGTCGCGCGTGCTGGCTTCGACGCCGTACTGGGCGCCGCCCATGCGTTCGCGGCCAGGCAGTAGGAGCTGCTTCCAGTTGCCCACGCTGATAAAGCCCACGGCCGCCTCCACCCCGGCGTTGTTTCGCGCCACGGTGATGGTGATTTCCATGCCCGGGTGAATGGGCAGATCCTTGAGGACGAAATATGTGCCGCGTTGCAGGTCGCCAAACAGGTATTCCCATTCGCCGAACGCCTGCTCCCACAGCTGCGCATTGACGGGCGGCACCAAGTCCACTCCATCAGCCCGGACGGTGATAGTCAGCTTGTCGGCCTCCAGGCCGTACAGGGCCAGGCCGTTGACGAAACCAGGCCGCAGCACATAGGTCAGCGAGGTGGTCCGGCGCGCTTTGGTGAACAGGTATTTGTCGAACGGCGCCATGCGGTTGGTGGGCGCGCCTTCGTCACGCTCCCAGAATGTGGCGGCATTGGGCGTGCCAGGCTCGTAGGTGTTGGCAGGCGCACCGGCCACGGCCTTGACGCATTCGTAGGTGTAGCCCTTCCACACGCGGCGCAGGCCCACTGCTGCATCCGATCCGCTGATCCAGGCCACTTCTCCAACGGTCGCATCGACCTCGGGAATGGTGGTGCCGGCCATGAACATTTCTGGCGTGATGGTCTTGGGCACAAGAATGTTCATGCGATTGCCTTTCCACGCATGGCGTTGCCGCCGTTGGTGACGCGGTCGAACTGTTCGGCCATCTCGGGCATTGGCGCTGTGTTGCGCGCAGTGGCCTCTGCAGGAGCACGCAGGCCCGCCACCTCGCCGCGCAGGGCGCTGACCTCGGCCAGCAGGGCGGCAATCAGAGCTGCGGTGTCAATGCCCTCACCGCCCCCGCGCATGGCCTGGCTGAGCTGCTGCTGGTTCCAGTAGCGGGCCGGCCCGGTGGCCTCAACTTCCCAGCCGCGCTCGCCCACCACACGCAAACCGCCCGCGTGCATGCCGCCGCTGGCGAATGCGGGGAGCTTGATGCCGGTGATGCGCTCGACTTCCGCCCAATCCCGGGCATACAGCCCCGACAGCGCTTCCATGTCGGACAGCGTTGCGCCAGCGCTTTGCATGGAGCGCATGAGCCCGGCCAGGTCGCCCGTGCCGTCATAGCTGTGGTACTTGTCAAACAGGCCATCCAGCTTGTTGACCGTACCCGGCTCAACCACGGGCTCATACCAGGTGCCACCAGAACCATCGCTGCGAGGCCGCAGATACTTGGAATCCACGGTGTCCGGCTGCCCGCCACCGCCTGGTCCCCAGACCGCGCCACCATCGTTGGCGCCGGCGCCCGGCTTGGTGCCGGGCGTGTTCGCCCCGGCATCCTTGCCCAAGGTGGCCAGCAGCTTCTCGAAATAGCCCTGCACCGTGCCTGTGAGCATGGTGGTGCCGTTGACCAGCTCGTCGGCGCGCTTGGCCAGGGCATCGAGGCCTTCAATCTGCGACTGCAGGGCCTTGAGGGACCGTTCCTCGATGCTCAGCTGCGATTCACCCAGCTCACCCAGCTCCGCAAACTTGCCCGCCCACACCAGGGCGTCACGGCGGCGCTCGAAGTCGGTGGCGTAGACACCGCCAGTCAGGCCTGAGCGGGTGGCCTGGATGGCCGAGCCCAGATCGGCGTAGTCAGAGACCTTGCGGCCCGCACGCACCCCCTGCAAGGCCTCCTCTATGTAGACCATGCCGCGCGCAGCCATCCACTGAGTGGTGCTGTCCACGGTGCCATAGAGATCCGTCGCAGCGCCCTTCAATTGCCCCACGGCCGCCGTGATGGCCGAGATGGATTCCTCCACGCTGCTCACGCGCTGCTGCAACAGTTCGCGGTCACGGTTCACGGCGCGGCTGAACAGGTCGTAGGCAGCCGATTGCGCTTCCTTGGCTGCTACCTGTGCGGCGCGTTCGTCCTCGATGGCCCAGATGCGCTCCTGCAGGGCGCGGTTGCTGGGGTCCAGCGCGGCCAGTTCCAGGCGGCGCAGTTCCGCCGTGTTGCCCTGCATCTCCAGCAGCTTGCGCTCCAGGTCGGTGCGCTGGTCCACGCGGGCGATCTCTTCGCGCAGCGCCTGGTTGTAGTCCCAGGCGGCGCGCTCGGCTTCGCTCATGCCCTCGGTGGCCAGCTTGCGCAGAGCCTCGCGGTACTTGTCGGTCTGGCCCGTGGCGCGCAGGTATTCGGCTTCCAGCTGCCGGCGGTCATTCTTGAGCGTGTCCAGCACCTGGCCTGCAGCATCGGCCACGGCCCCGAATTCCTGGGCCAGCGGGATGAGCTTGGCCAGCAGCTCCACGTCGCCGGCCGCCATGGCGTCCTCGATGAGCTTGCGGAACTTGGCCTTGGCGTCCTGGCCCATGCGGGGATCGATGTCGATCTTGAGGTCGGCCAGCGCCCTGTCCACCGCCTTGGCCGCGTTCTCGATGCGCTCCCGCTCGCTGTAGAAGCTCGTGTAGAAAGCATCCATGCCTGTGATCAGGTCCTGGATGCCGCCGGCGCTCTTTATGAGCTTGGCAATGGCTTCGTCGCCCAGCTTGCCGAAGTTGGTGATGTTGCGGGTCCAGCCCTCGATGGCGGCGCCGGTCAGCTCCACGGTCTGCAGGGCCGCGTTGAAGCTCTCCAGCGTGATCTCCTCGCCCATGTCATCGAAGACATTGCGCATCCAGCTGGGGATGTCGGCCTTCTTGATCTGGTCGATGAGCGAGCCACCCATATCGGCCACGAATTGCGCGAAGGCCTTTTCAGGGTCGTTGCCCAGGTCACGGTTTTTGTACGAACTCAGGACCTCGCCCGTAGCCTTGTCGAGGATCTGGAAATAACCGTGCGCATCCTCGTCACCATGCTTGGGATTGACGGCGAACCCAGCGGCGATATCAATGTCCTTGGCCGTGCCGCCCGCGAACTTGGCCAGGGACTTGTAGACATCAATCAGGGCATCGACGGTGGTGCCGACCTGCTTGCCCAGCTCCTTGTTGCCGCGCTTGGTGAAGTCACCCAGGGCATTGCCCCAGGCATCCTTGCCCAGAGCCTGCTGCGCCGCCTGGTCCCAGTCATCGGTACGCGTCGAATAGACACCGCCGCTGTGGTTGGGTCCACGCGAACCGAACAAGCCCCCCTTGAGCAGCGAGAAAATGGCGATGGCACCCGCAATCCAGGGCATGGCAGCCCCCAGCCCGCTCATCAGCGAGCCGAAGCTGCTGCCGACGCCGGCCCAGCTGCCATTGCCCGCGATCAGGGCGCCAAGGGCATCGCCGCCGGCCAGGCCCACGGCATTGGCACCGGCAAGGCTGGCAGCCGACGCACCAGGCATGAAACCCCACATTGCCTGGGCACCTGCACCCAGCGTGCCGAGGTTGTTGAGCATGCCCATGCCTGCACCGCCACTCTGGCCGGCGGCGGCGGGGGCGCCGAACAAACCTCCCAGGGCACCGCCAGCGATCTGGACCGTGGCCTGGATCAGTGGCTTGAACACCAGCGTGCGCGCCAGATTCTTGAGGTATTGACCGAACGAGAGACCGCCCTGCATCAGCTGGTCGGCCAGGCTCTGCCCGATCTGGTCCACTCCCTTCTGCCACTCCGAGGTGCTGGCCTTGGCAGCTTCTGCCGAGGCTTCGCGTGAAGCCTTCACAGAGGTCAGGCCAAGGCGCTCGCGCAGCAGCTCGATTTCCTGCTGGAGCAGCGCATGCTCCATGGTCATGGTGCCGGTGAGCGCAGCGGAGCGCTCCATCTCGGCCAGCTGCTGCTCCTTGCTCAGGATGATGGCCATCTGCCGCTGCTCGATGACCACGCGCTGCTGCTCGGCGCTCAGGCCGATCAGCTCGATCTCGTCGCGCAGCGCCTGGTTGCTGGCCGTCAGTTCCTCGACCGTCTTGCCCTGGGTGGACATCCACTCCTGGCGGTACTTGCGTTCCTCCTCGGCCAGCTTCAGGGCCTTCTGCCTGGCCTCGTTTTCCTTTTCCAGCGTCTTGAGGGTCTTGAGCTTGGCTTCGATGTTGGCGCGCTCGCCGGCATTGAGCCCCTTGAGCGAGCCCAGCAGGTCCTGCGAATACTTGATGCGCAGCTTGTCGGCCTCGCCCAGCTTCTCCCCGCCGGAGATCTCCAGTCGCTGGGCGGCAATCTTTTCCTCGATGGAATCGACCAGGCCGCCATAGGCCGTGTGCAGCTGCTTGGCGGAGCTGGCACGGGCCTTGGCCGATTCGTCTTCCTTGTAGTTTTCCTTGGCCAGCTTGCTGACCAGCTCGACATAGGCAGCCTCTGTGATGCGGCCGGCCTGGCGCAGCTCGTTGAGTTTTTGCAGCTGCGGCAGATAGTCTTTGTTGACGCCGTACAGACCGCGGCGAATCTCCGCCAACTCCTCTTCCGCCTTGGCCTCTTCCTGAACGAGCCGGGCCGCCTCATCTACAAACGACTGCCCGCGCCCCTTGAAACGCATTTGATTGCGCGGGTCTTGGTCGTCAATCGCCCTGAGCTTGCCTTGCAGCTCTTCAATGGCCTTCCGCCGCTCTGCAATGCCCAAGTCAATGTTCTTGAGAAATGCAGCATCACGACCATTCGACGCAGCGAACGCCTTGTCGCCCTCCAACCGATCAATCTCGGCCTTCAGGCCCGTAATTGAGCGGTGAATACCATCTACGGAATTACTGATGGCGCTTACGGTAGCCACGCCAACCCCAGCGACAGCGCCAATACCCAGCAGCGCGAGCGTCACAGGGTTGGCCATCGCCACGGTTGCCAGGGCGACGAACGCACCGCTCAGCACCCCAATAGCGCCAACCACGCCCATGATGCCCGCCACCGTGGCCGCGCCACCCAACGCACCAAGCATGCCAACCACCAGACCCTGATGATTGGCTATGGCACCACCCAAACCATCGATGGCATCAGTGACCAGGCGCACGCCGCCAGCCGCCTTTTCGGAGAACCCCGTGCTTTCGTTGATGGTGCGGAACAGTTCGTCCCAGGAGTCACCCAGGGCAGCAATGGCGCCGTCCAGGGTCTTGGCACGCTGCTCCATGGCGCCACCGAAGGCGGTGTTGCCGATGTGCTCCAGATAAGCGGTGATGTCCTTGGCCGAGTTCTTCACCCGGGTCGTGACGCCCTGGAAGGTGAACGCCACCATGTCGCCCTGCTTGGACGCCTTGATGCCGAATTCCTTCAGGCGCTCGAATTCACCCGTGGCCGCATCCGCCACGGCCTCGATCATCTGCATGAGGCTCTTGCCCATGCCGGCCGCCGTATTGCCGAAGCTGGTCAGCTTGGCCTGGGTGGGATCAAGGCCCAAGGCCTTCATCTTCACGAAAGCCTCGGTGGCCTGGGCCAGGCCGTAGGGCGTGTCCTTGGCAAAGGTCTTGATCCAGGCCATCTCCCGGCCAGCGGCCTGGGCACTGCCCGTGACCGTGACCAGCGAGCTGTTGAGCACGTCGAATTCGCGCTGCACCGACACCAGCTTGCCGACGAACGCCGTAACGGACACGCCGGCAAACACGCCTCCGAGCAACGTGCCCAGGCGCCCCAGCGAGCCGGCCATGCCATCGACCATGCCCGTGACGGTCCGCTTGGACTTCTCGACCTCGGCCTGCAGCTGCGAGCTGTCGCCCGTGATCAGGAACCGCAGGTAGTTGATGTTGCTGGAGCCGATCATGCAGCCCCCTGCAGGTCACTTCGGCGCGCGCCGGAACGAGCGCAGCATGTCGCCCAGGCCGCTGGACACACGCTGGCGTCGCTCCTCGGCCTGCTCAGGTGACTCATCGACACTGCCTGGCCGAGTGGCGCCAGGGTCCTTGGCAGCGTCCTTGGCGACCAGCCACGCGATGGACAGGTCGCAAAGCGTTTTGCCCTCCCAGGGCGTGAGCCGCACGCCGTGAATGGACTGCCATGCCACCAGCTGCTCGTAGCCGATGGGCGTTTCGCCCATGGGCGACTGCAGCGATGGCCCCAGGTCGAAGAACACTTCAAGGAGATAGCCGGCCGGGCCAGGGTCGGGCATGTCAGGCTCGCGGCCTTCTGCCTTGAATTCCTCGATGCGTGTGATCCTGGGTTCATCATCTTGCTGCTGGGTCTTTTTTCCGTTCTTGGGCTTGAGCGGGGCGTTGAGCCACGCCCATGTGCGCACGTAGAGGCTCAGTCCTTCGGCGCACTCTTGGAAAAATTTGCCCAGTCCGCCGCGAAGGCGTTTACCTGATCAGCTACCCAGCCGGCAGCAGGGTCCGCATACAGGGCCTGCATCCCTTCGCGCACGGGGCGGCCTTCCAGGTCCAGGCCTTCAACCGAGTGCGTGATGTCCGCCAGCAGCGCCGCCGTGTCGGCAGTGCGCTCCTCGGGCGTGCGCTCTTCCAGCGCGCGGCGGTTCTTCTTGACCAGCGCCATGACGCGGCGCTGGGCGCCCAGCTGGGCCTTGCGGTAGGGCTCCGAACCGGGGCCGTACACATGGATCAGCACGGGCTGCTCCACAGCCCCAGCGCCTTTGGTGGGGTCCTTGAAGTACAGGGGTTCGCCGGCGGCATCCTTCAGGTGCAGGGCAGCGGTGTCGGCAACGCGAAGTTGGGAAAGTTTGAGCATGGTGGTGGCGATGAGAGAAAGACAGAGGGGCATGCCACCCGGCCGCAGCCGGGCAATGCGGCGGCGAATTACTCGGGGATGAAGCTGGCCTGCACCGCCACGTTGGCGAGCACGTTGGCATCTGAGCGCGGGTTGTCCGTGCTGTTGTCGCTCCACTTCTCGAAGTCGAAGCCGGCGGCAGCCTGCGCGAACACGGGCTTGCCCGTAGCGCCCTGCAACACGGTCTGGCTTGCGACGCCCACGATGGAGCCATTGGCGTCGGCCGTGTAGGCCAGGGTGAACGAGATAGCGGGGACTTCGATGATGCCGTTGTCGATTTCCAGCTGTGCCGTGTGCGCCGTGATGGAATCGACGCTGCCCACGTTGAGCTTGAAGCTCATGCACTGCGCCGTGAAGTAGTGGCTGGAACCGTCCTGCAGCCGGATGCAGTAGCTGTAGCTGTCGTCAGACACAGATGCAGCCTTGAGCAGCACCTGGCCTTCGTCGTTCATGTCGCGGGCCATGGGCACGGACAGGCTGCCATCGTTGAAGCTGCCTTTGCGCTTGACGATGCGGCGGGTTGCCAGGGGCGAATGCGTGGCCTGGTTGTATTCCCGGCCCAGTTCGGCCAGGTCGGTGATCTCAGCGATCTCTTTGAAGGCCAGGGCCTGGAAGCCGGCCGCATCGTAGGTTGCAGGGCGGGCGGCGCAGATCAGCAGCTTGCTGCCGGCCGAGGTACGAACGTTTTGGACTGCCATGGTCTTTTCCTTTCAGGGATGGGATGCCGGGCCGCGCGGGGCGCCCTCGGCAGTGAGGTATCGGCACAGCCACATGCCGCGCACGATGTAGATGGGCTGGGCAGCGGCGTCGTCCCACTGCCCACGAATGCCGCGCAGGCGCGGTGGGGCGATCAGCAGGCCGCCCAGCACGCCGCCAGCAGCAGGCCCCATGCGCTCCTCGATCTGCGCATGCAGCTCCATGGCCTGCTCGCGGGCCTGGTCGCCTGTGGCAATGCTGGTGACATCGACCAGGAATTCCCGGTGCAGCGTGGCCAGGCCATCGCGCCCGCCCGAGAGGGGTTCGATGCCTTCGTCTGCCGCGCTGATATCAATGGCTGGCAGGGCACTTACCGGGTATGCGTTGCGACCTTCGACGCGGACGCTGTCTCCAGCCAGGGTGGCCGCGAGCACAAGATCCACCCGCCAGGCGGCCAGGATCTGCTGTTGCATGTGCTGCGCCATGTCAGACCTCCTCCAGCTGCAGCAGCAGCCAGCCGGACTCGTCGGGCTGGGGCGGCTCGGCGATCCGGTAGTTGACCTGGTCGATCTCGATGGGCTCGCCCTGGGCGATGCCAGGCACCATGTCAGCGGGCAGCCGGCAGGCCAGGACGTAGGCACCCACCATCCCCAGGGCGTCGCGCGGGCCACGCCGCAGGATGACGCCGAAGGGCTCGCCGCCCTGCCAGACGGCCACCGCATTGGCGTGGTGCCGCTGCTGGGCCGAGCGCACGCGCCCTGCCCGCTCGGCGCCTGGGATGAGGAGGAAAGTCATGCCCGGACCTGCTCCGCTCAGCCCGCGACCGTGCCGATGACACCTGGCAGGCAGACGGCGCCCTGCGTGGCCGCGCTGTCGGCCGCCTCGAAGGCGAACGCCGCCCCCGTCACGTCGCCGGCCGTGGCCGCGCCGCCAACGGCGAACGCGCCGGTTTCGACATCCCAGCGCAGAGGCTGGCCCTGCGTCCACGCGGTGCCTGCCGCCTTGGGCAGGACAAAGACGCCCACGCGCTCGGCGTTGTAGGGCTCGCCGACCTGGGCCGGGCCATTGGCCACGGCGAGGATGGCGCCGATGGCCACGGGCTGGCCTGCAGCCACTGCGGCAGCAGCTGCCGGGACCTCGATGACGTGGCCGCGCTGTTGGTAGTTTTTCATGGTTTGAACTCCTGAAAGCGTGTGAGTGGATGGCGGCGCGCTCAGGCGCCGTTGCTCTTGGCCAGGCCACGCCAGCCCAGGCTCTTGGCAGCAAAGTCCAAGCTGGCGCGCAGCTTCACGCCGTCCACGTCCTCGCTGGAGAAGGTCTCGGTGCGCAGGCCTTCGTAGCCGTCCACGTAGGCGAACTCGACGGTGTCGGTCTGGCCGGCGCGGGCAGCCAGGTAGAACGCGGTGGTAGACACGTCATCCAGCAGCGGCTCCACGATGGGCTCCAGCGCCGTGCGGCCGCCCGTGCGGAACTCGTTGATGTCGCCGGACTTGGTGGGCTGGTAGTTCGGGCTGGTGAACTGGTAAGCCAGGGTCTCCAGGTCGGAGGGGACCAGCAGATAGGCTGGCGCGATGTTCAGCGTCTCGTCGTCCTGGCCCTTTTGCTTGCGCATCAGCGTGCGCAGGCTGGACAGTGCTTCCAGCGAGAACTTGGACCCTGCGCCGGTCAGCAGGTTGTGGTGCTCGGCACCGAACAATGGCTCGCCATCGGACATGGCCGGGTTCTTCAGGATCTGGTCATAGACCAAGCGGTTTTCCAGGCGGCGGGCCGCATCGGCAAAGCGGGTGCCGGTGCGCGTCAGCGCATCCAGATCGTCATTGACGATCATCTGGCGAGTGATGGCCAGCGAGCGACCGAAGGTGAAGGCGCGGTAGCCCGTGGCATCCTCGGAAAGGCTGCCGTAGGTGTACTCGCCGTGCTCGTTGAGCTTCTTGAGTTCGACATCACCGCTCACGCCGATGACCTGGCGGATGCGGAAGTCCGGCAGGTTGGGTGCGCGGCGCGCCCACAGCTGGTAGGTGCTGGGCGCCTCGTCATAGGCCGCACGCAGCACGCGCTGGCCCACGCCACCGAGCAGCGCGGGGAAGTCGCCCGTGCCCAACATGCCGGAGCGCACGCGCAGCGCCACGTTGACGATCTCGGCGCGACTCATGCCGCGTGTCTTCTGCCCCAGGCCTTCGGCCACCTCGCGCGCCATCTCCACCATGGTCATGGCGCGGTACTGACGGCCGTTGTCATCCAGCTGGGCGCCGGGGTTCAGGCGGTGCATGAGCGCGTTTTCAATGCCGCGCATGCGGTTCTCGTGCTCATCGCCCACGGTGCGAATGGAGGTCGTGGGGCCGGTGGCCTGCTCCTGGCTGCGCTGGTCCAGCGCGGTCAGCACGGCGGCGCGGGCCTGGTCCATGGTGGACTGGTTGCGCAGCAGTTCGGTCTGCAGATCGGCCAGGTTGTGGCGCTGGCACAGCGCAACGATGTCGGCGGCGCGCTGGCCGTCGAACGCACCGGCAGGCGCGGGCTGCGGCGCACCCTCGGTCTGGCGGTTCTGCGGGACCTGAGAGACGTTGGTGGGCGCGGCGCCCTGGGGGGTGTTGGCGGTCTGGCCGCCTTCACCGGCTTGGTTTGCTTGGGGCATACGTTGGTGCTCCTGGGTGGTGGGTTGGGCGGCTGCCCGTTGAAAGAACTCGCACGGCATGCCGCCCTGGGGCGCTGCACCGGACGGGGCCTGGGAAGTGGGTGCGCTGCGCGTGCCGGCGTTGGGGTCGGCAGGCACGGTGACGAAAGAGATTTCCTGCGGGGTCCAGGCGACTGCGCGGTAGAGATCGACGTTGATGCCGTCCGTGCGGTCCTGTGCGCGGGTGATTTCGTAGCGCTGGACGCTGTAGCCAAAGCTGATGGCGCGGATGATCCCGGCGCGGATGTCAGCCACGATGCCGGCCAGCTCGGGACGCTGGCTCAGCCGGATCACGGCCCGGCCTTCACCACCTTCGATCCAGCCGCGCTCGGCAATTCCGAGGATGGCAGCCACGCCGCCATAGGCGCGGTGACCGTCCAGCACCTGGACAGTGCCGGCGTCAAAACGGGCCATGTCCACGGCCTCGGGAGTGATCTGCAGGTCCTCGTCGTAGGGACGGTCGTTCCACCAGTCGTAGCGGCGCACCATGGCGCCCGTGGTCCAGACCACCTCGACCGTGCTGTCGGCCTCGTTGTAGGTGTCGGGGACCAGGCTTGCGGCGCGCGTCTGCACCGGCAAATCGTGGACCTGGGGCGCGGAAGATTGGGCGTTGGCTTGTGGCATGGCGCTCAGTTTTCCGGTTTGACTGTCTCAAATCCAAGAAAACTGAGACGATTTCACTTCTGCCCCTGTCCCTCCATCTGGGCCACCAGATCGATGGGGTTCTGCGCGCCCCACAGCGCGGCCAGCAGCGGCAGGATGCCGCGATCACGCAGCTGCACCAGGTCGCCCTCCAGCTCGCTGAAAACGGCCTCTGGGTCATAGCCCCGGCGCCGGATGACTTCGCTGATGCTCTGCATACCGCCCTTGACGGCGCTCAGGTCGCTGGCCACGTCCTGCACGGGGTTAGGGCTGGCCCAGCGGGGCGTGCTCCAGTCCGGCGCAGCCGCATCGGCCGGCACCGTGGCCACCAGATCCACGGCCGCCACGAACCACCGCGCAATGGGCGCGCACAGGCGCGGCACGGTGACGCGCCACTGCTCGGATTCGACCTCGGCCCGGAACTGGTTCATGCTCATGCGGGAGGTGCTGAAATTCACCTCTGTCAGGTCGCCCGTCATCAGCTCGTAGGGGCAGCGATAGCCTGCGGCCACCTCCTTCCAGCCCCCTTTCATGTAGTCGCCAAAGCCCGGCACGGCCTTCGGCTCGATGAAGGTGGGATTGCTCATGCCTGGCGGCAGGCCCACGATGCCGCCGCCAGCAAGATCGCCCAGGTCCATCAGGCCGGGCTTTTGCCCTGCGGCCTCGTCTGGCAGCGGCGGCGGCATGCCTCCGGCCCCTTCCATCTCGGCCACCACCCCCATGCGCGATTCCAGCTGCTTGCGCTGCAGCTCGGAGTCACCGTAGGTATGCAGGTCGCGCACCTTGGCGATGATGGGCGCCAGGCGCGTGATGCCGTCCTGCTGGCCAGCGCGCTCGGGGTCGAAGAAGTGGATGATTTCATCGGCCGGCACACGCTGGCTGGTGCCGCTGCGGCCCAGGGTCCACATGCCAGCATCACCGGGGTGGCGGTCGAACAAGTAGTAGGCCAGGCGCTGGCCGCGCTTGTCGTACTCGATGCCCCGGATGATCTCGCGCCCACCGGCCAGCACGCCGTTGCGCTCCACGTCCAGAAAGTCGATCTCCAACAGCTGCAGCTTGAGCGGCACCGTGGAGCCCATGCGCTGGATGTGCTTGCGGATGAGCACGGCGCCATCCACGTCGCGCGTGCGCTCGGCCTTGTACTGCAGGCCGTAGAAGTCCAGCAGGCCGTCATAGTCGGCATGGGGAACCCATTCGCGCCAGCGTTTGGCCAGGCCATCGTCGGCCCACACCGGCACGATGCCCTGGCCCACGCGCATGGCGAGCACGGCATTGACGGCGCGCACGATGTTCGGCACGTTCTGCGCGAGTGAGCGCGCACGCATGCGCAGCTCGCGCGCATCGGCGGCGTGGTCTGCCGTGGGGCTGGCCCCCGAGCGCTTGACGCGCCAGCCATCGGCGCGGCTGGCGCCCTCGTAGGCGCGCACCAGCATTTCCCGGGCGACCTGGCGGCGCACGCCTTGCGCGGGCGAGAAATAGCCAACAACACGGTCAACCAGCGTGGGGGAGGCCCTGCGGGCTACGGTACGGCGCTGCATGATCAACGGTCCCGCAGGCCGGCGAAGCGAAACCGCGCCACCAGGGCGCGTGACTGGCCGGTTCCGGCCACGGCCGCGATCTGCGTGTGCAGATCCCGGCGCGCGCCCATCATCTCGTCCTGGCTGCGATAGGTGACCGAGGCGCCATCCTCGGTCGTGATGGTGCGTTCACCACTGTGGATGGCGGCATTGAGGCGCGCGAGGCGCATCTGGAGGTCTTGGAGCGTGCTCATATGCCGCACGCTACCGGGGCAACTGTCTCATTTCCAAGAAACCTGAGACGGTTTCATCCGGGCTGTTTCAGGTGCCGGTACACCGTGGCACGGCTGATGCCCAGCGTTCGCGCCACGGCCGTGGCATTGCGGCCATTCCACAGGCGCAGCACCTGCCGCCGCTCCTCGGCCTTGTCCACAGGGGATCGGGCGGAGATGTAGGCGGCCTGGCTGGCAAACTCCCTGCGCAGCTGCTGCTGGACACGCTCCACCGTGGCAGGGCTGCCGCGCAGCTCGGGCAGCAGATCGACCAGGTAGTCGAACATGCGATCCACCAGATCGGGCGCGAAATCGGCCTCTGGCGTGGCGGAAGTCTTGGCCGCATCGGGGGCCATGTGGGGTGCTGGGGCGTTGGTCTTTGGGGTCATGGGGCTACCAGGAGCGGGAGAAACCGCCGTTGCGGCGAACGGGTGCCGCACGGCGCGGCGCGGGGGCCGACGCACGGGGCGCGGTGGTGATGGAAACGGGTGGCGCGTCCGACGTGGGCGCAGCCGTGGGAGCCGGCGGCGCCACGCTGGCGGGCGCTTCGGGTGGGCTGAAAAGGTCGCGGGCTGGCTGCACCATCTGCTCGACCTGCGCCCAGCGCGCATCGGTGTACTTGTGCAGGCCCTGGGCCATGGCCGCGTGGATGGCGTAGTTTCGGCAGTCCAGGTCCTCATTGCGCTGGCGGCGCTTGACCCAGCGGTAGGCCTCGCGGCCCTGGACCTTGGCCAGGATGCGCTGCTCTGCGGTCAGCTGCTCGAAGAACTCGCGCGGCAGATCCTCGCTGAAGTGCACGCACCCCGGGCCGGCGTCCGTGATCGCCAGCTGGCCCAGCAGCAGGTCCTTGGCGTTGTCCACGCCCACCAGCCAGAGCTTGATGCCCTGCTTGATCTTCTGGCCGCGCCAGTCCATGTCCTGCATGCTGGCCGGTCCCACGATGGGCCGGTTGTCGTTGTTGTCGCCCTTGATGGCGCGCAGGTTGGGCAGCATGTGCTGGTGCGTGCGGACATAGTTGTAGACCGCCTGTGTCTGGTCGGACGAGTCGATGCTGATGGCGCTCAGGCCCAGGCTGCCGCCGTGCCAGGCCTGGCGGTAACGGCGCTGCAGGTAGGCCGTCACGGGCGCCCAGTCGGCTTCGCTGGATGGGTTGCCCTCGATGATGTGGCGGTCCACGATCCAGCTCTCCATGCCGCGCGCCCAGGCCCAGACGTTGATCTGCCACCAGGTGCGCTGCACGTCCACGCCAGCCGTCAGCACCAGGCCGCCCACTGGCACCGTGCCGATGGCATAGGGTTCGGCGCGGGCCTGCAGCACATGGTCGTCGGTGCCCTCCCCCTTCAGTTCCCAGGCCTGGCCCAGGGTCTCGTTGGTGAACGAGGTCATGGGGCCTGCATCGCCCTCCTGCAGGGCGCGGTGGGCCTTCTCGAACTCGTCAACGATGGACGCCCAGGTACGCTGCGGGCTGTAGGCGGCCCAGATGTGCACGCCCAGCGTGCGCGGCGGCCTGCAAGGCGTGCCATCGGCAGCGCGCCAGATCCGATCTGCACCGAAGCGGCGGCCAGACCTCCGGCACACCCAGGCGCCCGTCAGCGGCCAGCCGCCCGGCAGGTACTCGGCCTGGCTGATGGACTCTCGGCAGTGGGGGCACATGTGGCGCACAGTCTCGGGCTTGCCGGCCTCCCACTTGAAGCCATGCATGGCCTCCTTGCCGCCCCAGGTCAGCGGGTGCTCGGCCTCGCAGCGCGGGCACTCGATCAGGTAATCGACCTCGTCCTCGGAATCCTCGCAGGCGCGGCTGACGTGGCACAGGCCCTTGATG